TATTTGGGATGGACAATCGTTAATGGATAGGAGTGTGTTTTTAAAATTTCAGGAGTGTCAACAGCGCATAAAACCAGAAGCCAGAGAACACGGAATGCTTTTGTTACGTAGTAGGTTTTTTAAATCTTGTTGTTTTAATTCTAATATTCAGAAATGGTTTAAAGATAACAATATTACAAATGTTAAACAACTTAACGGAAAAACACGTGCCACACGGATTGAAGATATTAAGTTGATTACTACGCCAAGTTCTATAAAATATGTAAAATTTGGAACATTGGATGAATGGTTAGATATTTTGGAGCCTACATTTGGTGTTGTGAAATATGAAAAGCCGACACATTTTTTTAACGGTAGGATGGTACAGACACATTATCAGTTATTGAATACGCTCCAGATGACATATGAAGAAGTTAATGCGTTGGTTCAACCTTCTATTGATTTTGCAAGATTAATTAAAACTGATCCTGCTGCACTTAGGTTTCAAATTAGTTATGCGTATCGTTCTCCTGATCAGATTCATTATACCGAAAGTATGGCTTCAAAGAATGATGTAATTTATACAATGCTTGGCATTACTGATAAGTTTACAAAAACTAAAATGTATGTTGAGTTTTGTAATGATTTAATTAAAGCCTTTATTAAGAATTTGAGATGTGGGCATATCCTTATTCAAGGAAATTACAGTACATTATGCGGTAATCCTATTGAGATGCTTAAACAGGCGATTGGAACATTTGATGGAACATCTGTTATTGAAAAAGAAACAGTTCATTCAATTCGTTTTGCTGATGGATCGGAACTTCTTGGATGTAGAAGTCCACACGTGACAATGGGAAATATTCTTTTAGTAAAGAATGTGTTGCGTGAGGAAATTATTCATTATATGAATCCCACAAATGAAATTGTGTATTTGAATAGTATTCATGAGAATATTTTAGAGCGTCTTTCTGGTGCAGATTTTGATAGTGATACAATGTTATTGACAAACAATCAAATTCTCATTAATGCAGCGAAACGCAATTATTACAATTTCCCTGTTCCTACAAAGTTAGTTGAGGGTGCTACACATAAACGAAAGTATACAGATGCAGAAAAGGCCGACTTGGACATTAAGACCAGTGTAAATAAAATTGGCGAGATTATTAATTTGTCACAGGAACTTAATTCGATTTTATGGGATAGATTACATAATGGAGCCAGTATTGAGTCCGTAATGGGTCTATATTGTGATATTGCTCAGTTAGATGTTATGAGTAATTTGGAAATTGATTCAGCCAAAAGAGAAAATCCAGCGGACAATACGTTTGAATTACAGTGTTTAAAGAAAAAGTATGATTTGAGAGATAGTAAGGGCAGACATATTAGACCGATGTTCTTTAAGTATATTGATGGATATAAGGGGTATCGGGATGATTATTATATTTATCGTGAAGAAGATGATGAGTTTGTTAAACAGTGTGTAGTTGAAACTTATAAAGAAGTCAGAGCAATGAAAGAGAAGGATGCAAGTATTTGTGTTGAACGTGGAAGAATGTCATATGTAAAGTTTGCAACAAGCATGGATTATTTAGAATCTTGTATTAATAAGTTTAAGATGCCAAGAAAGCGCAAGAAATTAATGTCTTATATTTTAGTGGATGAAAGTGAAGTAGATGGAAAGTTCAACCAAATGCAAGAATCGCAAATTATAGATAGTGCAAAACAACTTCGTGAAGATATAAAGGGTGTGTGGGGTGATGAAAATTATTCAAGCAAAGAAAAAAGAGAGCGCACTATTGATTTAAGAAGCAAGTGGATTACAAGTGTTCAGCAGATTGCGATTTCAGACAAGACTATTCATCATATTCTTGCTCATCTTGAAGAAGATTATAGTGATATAGAACGACATTTGTTTTTGCTTATGATGGATATGCAAAATTATCGAATGAGGCGTAGTATCTATCGTATTATTCAAGAAAGTAGTACGCCAATTTCTGTTTTAAGTGAATGCAAAAGCGGCGACATTCAAATTTATGATTATTTGTTTGAAAAGGGGTTGACTTTGATGCCGTATGATAATCAAGATGAATTTAGGGATTATGTAGTGAATTTTATAAAAGAATATGGAGTTCAATCAAATTGGTTTGCGAATAGAATTCCATATGATCCAAGGAATTTCAGTTCATTTTTGAATGGGAAAAAGAATCTTTCTAAATCAAAAAGAATTGAAGTATATAGAAAAATTATCGAATATAAAGATAGATTATCCAATTTTTGAAAACGGCGAATTCAAATTCGTCAAAAATTATTATTACAAGTTAAAAATGTCCCCAATTTGGGGAAGTTTTATGATTTGCTAAATGGGCAGAAGGGATAGAACACAAAAGTCCCAAATTGGGTGGTTTTCTGTACTCAAAAATTTATTGTAAAGGACTGAATAATTTGATTTCTATTACTAAGGCAGAATCGGAGCGTGTGCGTGAGGTGTTCCCTCATGCAGAGATCGTAAGAACCTGTATCCAGAAAAGTAAGCGGCATCACTATTATCTGCCAGAAGCCGAAAAGTATTTGCAGTTGATTGTTGATAGTAACTATGCAGCAGCTACAATCTGCAAGCAGATTGATAAGGAACGTGAGCGTAATAAGCACAGATACCGTCATTAATGGAGGTGGATTTATGAGCCAGCGTGGGTTTTATGATATTGATTGCAGCTTCGATGAAGGGGCAGTTCTGAAATCTTGGGGGGTTGACGAACTTTTCTATTTGCGTAATTTGCAAAATAGAAAGCTGTATCTTAATGAAGATATTGATGAATGTGTCATTGATAATGTGGTACGACATATCCTCCAGTATAATGCAGATGATAAGGGTAAACCTGTTGAGGATCGTAAGCCAATTCTACTGTATTGTTCTTCTAATGGCGGTTCTATTGATCCGGGGTTTGAACTGGTTGATGTAATTCTCCAAAGCAAGACACCTGTTTACACAATTAATCTTGGTTATCAGTATTCTATGGGATTCTTGATTGGCCTTGCAGGACACAAGCGTTATGCGTCTAAGACAGCTAAGTTTTTGATGCACGATGGAACAAATTTTGTTATTAATTCTGGTGCAAAGGCGCAAGATCAAATGGAATTTAATAAGCGCATTGAGCAGAGAATTAAGGCATATGTTTTGTCCAGAAGCAAGATTACGTCTGAGGAATATGATAGCAAACTTCGTGTTGAGTGGTATTTGTTTGCAGATGAGGCCAAGGAGAAGGGATTCTGCGACTATATTATTGGCGAGGATTGTAGCCTTGACGAAATTCTGTAAAGGTGGTTAGGATATGGATGAATACCGTGGATTTCAGGAAATTATGTGTGATGATTCACGCTTAAATGATTTCTATGGAAATCGTAACGATAACATTTTCGATTGTCTGCAAAATGAATATGTTTTGATTTATGACATTGAGGGTCAGGTTAAGGACTTTTATCAATGGAATGGTTCTACATATGTTCCTGTTGCTTACAAGGCAATCAAGAATTCTATACTGGAAATATTAAGCCAAGAAATCCCCAACAGCGACTTGCTATGGATTTGCTTTATAATGATGATATTACGGTAAAAATTCTATCTGGTTGCTTTGGATCAGGTAAAGACTATCTTATGGCATCAGCAGCACTGGATTTAGTGTTGCAGGGAAAGTATGATAGGATTATGTGGGTTCGGAATAATGTTGAGGTCAAAAATTCTAAGCCACTTGGATTTTTGCCGGGTGATGCGTTTGATAAGCTGTTACCGTTTGCAATGCCGCTGGCAGATCATGTTGGCGGAGTTGACGGACTTGAATCATTAATGGATGAAGGCAAGGTCGAGGTTGAACACTTAGGTTTTATTCGTTGACGTGATATTAAGCATACGATTATCATGTGTAGCGAAGCTGAGAATATGACGAAGGAACACGTTCAGCTTCTTTTAGGCCGTGTTGGTGATGGTTCTGCTCTTTGGTTAAACGGTGACTATAAACAGACAGATCATAAAACATTTGCTGAAAACAATGGGCTTATGATTGCTGTGGATCGGCTCAAGGGGCATAAACGTTTTGGTTATGTAAAATTGCTCAAGACAGAACGAAGTGAAACGGCTGCAATGGCTGATTTGCTTGACTAATAACTATATATTCAATAGAGAGGAATGATATTATGATTAATAATTTTATGTGTGAACGCTGTGATCACTATATGGTTTGCGAAAAGTTGAAGCCTCTGATGAAGTTTCATGAAAGCGCAAAGAAAGATATGATGATTACACTGACAATGGAAGAGTGTATGGATTATGCCCCTGACGCAGATGCAAAGGGTGATGATTCTGCAAGCGAAGATTAAGGGTAAAATATTTGCCCTCAGAAGGGAGTGATAACAGTTGGAACAAACAGAGTTTTTAAGCCGACAGTTTGATTTGCTCTCTCAACGTTTGACTGATCCTGCTATTGAATGGCAGGATATAGCGGATTTACGTGCTGAATATACAGGTGATGATGAACACCGTGATACAATTCGTAAGGGAGCAAAATTGTTTTATGAGTATTTAGAAGCTGGTTGGATTAAAAATCCGCTGGAAAGTTCTGCTGTCACTCCTACTGAAGCAACTGTTCAGATGCGTGAATTACGAAAAGAACGCTATAAAGTTCAAACTGAAAAGTTAGAATTAAATCGTTGGCTGCGTGAGAATGCTCGTGATGAATTAATTGTAGAACATATTTGTCAAGCAGTTGCACAGTTGGAACCTTTAGTGATTCCTGAACCAATTCATACAGAATTGTCTGACAGAGAAGGGGTGTTGCTGTTTGGTGATGAACATTACGGTACTGAATTTGAAATTCGTGGCCTCAATAATGAGGTAATTAATTCTTATAGTCCTGAAATATTTGAAAATAGAATGTGGAGTTTGTTAGATCAAACTATTTCTATTGTTAGAAAAGAAGGATTTTCAAGAATTCATGTATTTTCATTGGGTGATTTTGAGGATGGTTTATTACGAGTTAAACAGTTGATGCAGCTTCGGTATGGCGTAGTAGAAGGAACTGTTCGATATGCGGAATTTATTTCAAATTGGCTAAATGAATTAAGTAAGTACGTTGAGGTCGAGTTTCAAACCACTAACGGAAATCATACAGAACTACGTATGCTTGGTCAGCCTAAAGGGACGTTTACCAAAGAAAATATGAGTCTTGTGGTAGAATCAATTATTGCTACAAGGCTTGCGAACAACCCTAATTTTACATTTACTAAGAATCCAACAGGATACATTTATGCTGATATTCTTGGGTATAAGTTACTTGGTATTCATGGTGAAGTAAAAAGTATGGAACAGGCTATTAAAGATTTTTCGCAGATATATCGTGTTCAGCTTGACTTTTTGATTGCTGGTCATAAACATCATTCTCGTAGTGAGACTGTTGGTATTAATCAGGAAGTAATTAATGTTCCAAGTATTATTGGTGTTGATGATTATTCTTTGTCTATTCATAAAACCTCAAATGCTGGAGCCACTTTTCTTGTCTTTGAAAAAGGCAAAGGCAAAGCTATTGAATATGCGATTAAATTGTGAGGTGATATATGAATAGAAATGAATTGATCTCAGATATTGCAAGCAGGACGGAGCAATCTAAAAAGGATGTTGCAACTTTTATGGACGCATATGAGGCAGCGATTGTAAATGCAATTCGTAATGGTGATTCTGTTTCATTATATGGGTTTATGAAGATTGAACGCAGAGAAAAGAAAGAGTATGTTGGGCATGGATTTGGAACAAAAGATAGGAAAGTTATTCCAGCACATGATTTTGTAAAAATTCGTCCCGGCAATTCTCTGACAGATTGCGTTAAATAATTGGTGCAGGAGGATCACCACTCCTGCCCGGTATGGGAGAATAGCTTAACAGGTAGAGCATTTGGTTGAAGCTCAAAGGGAAAGGGTTCGAGTCCTTTTTCTCCCACCAAAAATTTTTTGAAACAAAATTTAAAATACCCCTTGACAATAACGGTATATTCAACTATAATAAATAATGTCAGGAGCAAGGAACTGACAATGATCTAAAAGTGAATAACGACATAATCAATAACTGAAAGGGTGCAAAATATGAACATCGAAACCAAAGCAAATGTTGGCGACACTATTTATTTTTTGAAACGGATCAATCGTGTAACTTGTCCCTTATGTAATGGAGATGGCAAAATTATTCTTGCGCCAAAGGTAAGCGCAAGTTCGATTGGTGAGCAAATTGTTGAGCAATTTATGAATGCTTCTATGGGTAATGTTAAAGAGTATGATTGTCCTGAGTGCGGTGGTAAGGGTACTGTAAAGGCTACTGGTCAGTCTCAATATGAAGTTGGTAAGGGTACTGTGATTTCTATTGAGGCCACTATGAATCAGGGGCATGAAAAGGTTATTTATCGTGTTGCAGATTCTACCAGTGCTACTAACAGAACGCTTACGGATGAAAAGCTGTATCTGGATCAGGAGGCCGCTGAAAAGCAATGTAGATTTATGAATCTGGAGCGGCGTGTAATTCCTCTGGAATGTGTGCAGATTCCTCCCTGCTTCGCCAAGACAATTCCTTGCAACGAAAAGTTGATGAAGCGTCTGAATGAGTGGCGTAGTCATCGAAAGTTTGAAACTGAGATTTATGTGGATGAGAACCTGAATTTGTTTGATGGCTATACGTCTTATCTGGTGTATCGTATGCTTGGCATTTTTGATATTCCTGTTGTGATCTGGCCTGAAGATGAAAGGAGCAAGTAAATGATTGCTGTTATTTTGCTTATGATTTGTGGTGCATTTTGGATTGTATCGAGTTTTATTAATAAAACAAAAAATGTGGCATCTACAATGTTTTATAACGTAGTCCCGTTTGTTACTGGCGTAATTGTATTTGGTGTTGCGCTGGGTATGCTGGGAGTGATTAATATTCCAGTATGACAGATATTACAATAGGCAGTACATATTATGATAGACAGATGAATCGAATTCATGTTGTTGATATTGCAGAAAATTTTAACAACAAATCTGGTGAAAACTCGAAAGTAGTTTTATACAGAAAGAATAAAGACAAAAAGATTCTACAGTCTTTTCATGATGTACTTATATCAACATTAAAAGAAAGGAAATGATGTAACAATGAAAAAGAAAATGATTGCTATTTTAATGTGTGTTGGGGTATTGGTCTGTTTGTTGTGTGGGTGTCAGCGTCAGTCAGATCGAGTTGCTTACAATATTTCAAAAGAGGCAGACAACTTTAATGTGACACGGCGATTGGAAGTTATTAATGCCCGTACTGATAAGCCTGTATTTGAGTTGATTGGCAATTTTGCTATTTCTAACAATTCAACTAATGAACTTGAGATTACAGTTGAGGTTGGTCAGGGTGTATATAAGAAGCATATGGTTTATCTTAACCAGTGGACTATTTATGTGGTTGAAGATGTAAGTGGAGCCTATGTTGATAAATACCATTATGAAGTGAACTTCCTGCCTGAGATGATTATTCCTGTTACTATTACAATGAATGATTGAGGTAATTTAGATGGATGATTTTCTGCATGAAATTCTGGAAAGCACTAAAAAGATGTTTCCGGGAGCAACCAGTGTGAATATTATAATCACAAACGGAGAAGTAAAAGCTACTGCATCGTATCATGGGGAACTGTCTGATTATTCTATGCAAAAGATTGATGGTACGTGGTGTAGCAAGCGTAAATAACGGAGTATTCAACAGGTGATGCGATATGGATGTAATTGAAAAGTATCTTCGTGAACATTCTGATGGTAAAGATTATCCAGTCTGTAGTAGTGAATTAGCGAAAGCATTTGGTGTTCCTCGAACTACGATCAGGCGCATGATTAATACTGCACGTAGTAATGGTAGTCCGATTTGTTCTGGTCAAAAAGGCTATTACATTACAAATGACAAAGAGGAAATTAAAAGTACCATTGATTCTTTGCGTGGCAGAATTAGCAAGATGGAATGTACAATTACTGGCCTTGAAAAATATTTACATACTATTTGAAAGGAGTATTCTGTATGAAAATTTCTGATGAGATTTTGGGTATTCTTTCTCGATGTACAGTAGATGGGAATACACTATATCTTCCAGATGAGCAGCTTGATCGTAAGACCTATACAGCCGTAAATAAGTGCCTCGTCAACATTGGAGGTAAGTGGAACCGAAAAGCTAAAGGTCATGTATTTGACCATGATCCGTCCGATGATTTGGATTCGATGTTGTTGACTGGCGAAACTGTGGATATGAAAAAGGTCTATCAGTTCTTTCCTACGCCCAAGGAGATTGCGCAGCAGATGTGTCAAATGGCTGACCTTGATAAGACGTGCATTGTTTTGGAGCCTTCGTGTGGGCGTGGTGATCTGGCAGACGAGATTTATGCAGTTGGTGTAGCAAATCTGCATGGAGTTGAAATCAATTCTGATATGCGTAGGTATTTGGACGATAAGCCATATACTACTGAAACTGGAGTTGATTTTCTGACATTTGCAGATATAGATGAAAACAAGAATGTGTATACACGCATTATTATGAATCCTCCATTTTCAAAGCATCAAGACGTGGATCATATTCTTGCAGCGTATAATCTGCTTGCTCCGGGCGGTGTGCTGGTGTCTGTTGTTAGTCCGTCCCCGTTCTTTAGAACGGATAAGAAATCTGTATTATTCCAGAACTGGATGAAGGAAGTTAATGCAGAAGTTGTTGATGTGCCAGAGGGCGCATTTAAAGAGAGTGGTACAATGATTCGTACTAAGATCATCAAAGCGTACAAGTAAAATAAAACTCCCCTGCCACATTTATATGTGGCGGGGGAGAGATATGGCAGCGTGGCAGAGTGGCTTAATGCGGCGGTCTTGAAAACCGTTGGCGACTAATAATCGTCCGTGGGTTCGATTCCCACCGCTGCCGCCATATTGGAGAATGGTGGAATTGGTAGACACACCGTACTATGGAGCGGCGAAGGTAGCGCAGCCTTCTTGTAGGTTCAAGTCCTACTTCTCCAGCCAAATTATTTTTTAAGAATCAGAGTGATATTATTTGATATTTCCAACAGAATTTTATTACCGTCAAGCGTCAAATACTCAGAATGGCTATCATCGTATATCTCAATTATATCGTCTGTGACAGTATAATCCAAAGTATCATCTAAACCACTCATAGGAAACTCTGCTTTGACATGGCCTGAAGATTGAAATACCAGTTTAGTATCATTATTTGCGGCGAATGATTCTCCAATCCATTCAACCGCTGTTTCTGGTGATACTACTTCGCCGTCAATCTCATAGCTGTCAACTGTCCATGTACCAACAATAGAACTTGAGTCTGATCCGCAACCTGTTAAGGTGATAAGTATAGCCATAATTGTAAAAAGTATAATAAAAGTTCTTTTCATACTTACCTCATTTCAAGACGTTGATTGACCAATCGTTTCATGTCATTTTCCCAAGCTGTTTTTCTATGGTTACGTTTCCACTTAATATACTCATTCCAGCGCACGTTAGAAGCCTCATATGACAATCCAAAAACATCCTGAATATCAGATGCCGATTGAATATGAAGCTGCTCATATAATGGCATAGGACAAAGCAAGAGGGCCGCAAAGTAATCTGCTTCAGCCTCCAGTTCAGGATTAGAAAGTTTGTTAAAATTGTTCTCTGCGATCCGTGGTTCGGCTAAGTATGATAAGTGCTTTAGAATTACGTGACCAAGTTCATGCGCCAGAGTCCATCTAATACGACCAACAACATTATTGTTCGCCGTAGAGCCATTGAAAAGTACAAGGTATCTGTTGTTAGTTATATCATAGTGAGTACAACCACTTTCGCTTTCACATAATTCCAGTACGTCATTGATAGAACATGAATTGATTTCAGCAAAAGTAGTATATGCCATTGTTTTACAGTTCTTGATTTGATCAAAGAATAGTTGCGGGTTCATTGGGAAACTGATTGTAGGTAAGCTGCGGTAAAGCTGTAGGACTTGGTTACAAATATAAGCATATCTAATCAAGCGTCTATCACCTCGCAATTATCATAGCATAGATAAAGTCCAATAATACGGACTATTCTTCATTGTCATCTTTAAACGCATAGTCAAATCCAATACGAAGCATTTGCATCATCCGCTGCGGATCGCCTTTGACCATTTTTGACTTTGCTCGTTGGATAGAAATAATATCTGGATCACCACAAATTTCATCCGCTGATGTAGGAATTTCAGTCAGGCCAAGCAGATAATCGACAGTGACTCCAAAATATTGTGCTATTGCTTTAATCTTATCTACTCCGGGCGTACTGGTAGCTTTCCATTTTTTGATTGTAGAATTTGAAAATCCACAATCACTTTCCAGACGTGCTATACTGATTTTTCTATCTTCGCACAGTTTTTGAATGCGGTCATATAAACCCATTTCCATAAAATTTCCCCTCCACTTAGAATATTATCTCATTTTATGCTTGACATTGAGAAAGCTATCTGATATAGTATGACCGTGGGCTGAGAAAATTATCTCTGCACCGCCCATTATACGGTAAATAATCTAATTTGTCAATATAGAATAGGAGTGTGATCGAGTTGCATATCAAAGCTGATCCTGTAAGCAATGTAAAGATGCTTTCTTTGCTTTCTCTGTTGAGTAAGTACGACCTTTTCCATATTTCAGCCGATAATGGTCGTGAATTTAATGCGACAGAAATTGTTGGTGATAATGCAGGGTAT